ACGGCGCGGAGCGTTTGCGAGCAGAGAGCGCGCCCGATGCGCGGCTCTAGCCACTTCCGCACGGCGGAGATGGCGGCACTAATCCAAGCGTCGTCATCGCTCCACGTGATGCGTAGGTGTGCCTTCGCCTCTTCCTTCGTCACAGGCTCGTAGGACGGCGCTACCGTCGTGTCTAGGCGCTCTAGGTTGCCGAGCATGGGTCACGCTCCAATGCGACGCCAGCGGCTCGTGGGCGCGTTGTAGAGCCACGAGCCGCTAGCAGGGAGAGCAGACGACGGACGAGCGGGACTAGCCCGTGGTATCCGTGTACGGCTGCGGCAGGTTGCGAGCGCCGCCAAGCTCGTAGGTCGCGCCAGAGACAAGGCCAGTAGTCGCGCCGCTCGTGGTGAGCACGATGCGCGCAAACTTCTTGGTCTTGACCATGCCCACCTTCTGGGTGGTATTCTGGCCACCCGCGCCGGAGACGGCGGTAAAGCTGCCAAGCAGATTACCCGCCGCCACGTCGCTATACGCGCCGGCGGAGCCGGAGCCATTATCGTCCGCCTCTTGGAGCTTCGGGGTATGGGTCCCGTCCGTCCATGCGCCGATGTTGAGCACGAACAAGATGGCCTCAAAGCCCGTCGTGTCAATATCGGAGCCGTTGACGGCGGAATTAGCCGAGCGTGCCGCCGGGGCCAACGCCTGGCCAACCTTGCTGTTATGGTAGAGGTCTTTGTTAGCCATGGCTAACGTCTTCCTTCCTGTGCTGAGAGCGAGCGAGCCGCCCACATTCGAGCGGCGCGCGGTCTAACGAATGGACCAGGCTTAGGCCATGTGGAGCAGGCGGGCCGCTTCCGTCAAGACGACCTGACCGCCCACGCGCTTGTAGGCGAGCAAGCCGATTTGCGCGGACGTGGCGTAAAGCTCGTCCAAGCGCTGGACGGCGACGGTGGAGCGGTCCACGACGGTATAGCAGCGCTTCCAATCGCCCACGGCGATAGGGAAGGCATTGCTAGCGATGTCCGGCATGTCCGGCATTTCCGTGTAGGGGAGGTCCACAATCTGCGGCGGGTTGCCATTGGGAAGGCCCGGCTCCCAAATGTAGCGCCCATTATTGTCTTTCAACTTGCGGATGACGCCAAGCGTCTTGCGATTGAAAATCAGCCGGGCGCTAGGCGCGTAGGCGGACTTGAGGTCATGGACCAGCGTGATGATGGGGTCCGCCGTGGTGAGCGTCGCGCCGCCGGCGGCGGTATAGTTGCTCGAATTGGTGAGATTCGAGTCGCTCAGGATGCCATAGGGCTTCCCGTTGCCGTCGCCATTAATGAACGCCGCGCCTTCGAGCTTCGCCATCTGCGTGCTAAACTCGTCGCGCATCTCCGCCTCGAAGTCGAAAACCGAGTCTTCGAGCAGTTGGCGCGACATGAGCATAAGCGCGTACATCTCGTGGGTCGAGACTTCCTTCATCCCAAACGCCGGATTAGTGGAAGCGGTCCGGGTCCCGGTCTCCGAAGTCCACGCCGCCGCCGTGGGCGAAGTCCGCACGGGCAGCTTCACGCTATTAGCGGAGATGGTCCGCACATTGGCGAGCGCGCGGAAGGGAGACACGAGCGTGACAGCCTTGATAAGCTCGTCCGTCACAATCTCCGGGAGCGCGAAGTAGCCGCCCAAGGTGTCGTCACTGATGGAGAGCGCCTTAAAGTCCATGCCCTCTGGCGCGTCCGCTGCCTTCAAGTGCGCCTTAAGGTCGCGCGCCATGCGGCGCTCACCCTTGCGGAGCACTTCGATTACGGCGCGCTTCTGGAGCTTCTGAGCCTTCTTGGCCTCGCGCTCCGCCTGCTCGTCTTCGTCGCCGCCGCCGGCAAGCGGCATGCGCCCTGCCTTCGCTTCGAGCGCGTCCAGACGGTCCCCAATCTTCTTGAGGTTCTCCGCAAACTCCGGCACGTCGCCGTACTGGTCCACGACTTCGCGGAGCCGGTGGACAAGCTGTCCAACCTCTTCCCGCTCTTTGGTTTCGAGAGGCATCTATGGCCATCCTTCCAATGCTGAGCACACAACAAAAGGCCACCCGCGATTAGGTGGCCTTGGTCCATTGCCCTTGCGGGCGCTTGCCTACTTAGCGGTGGCGCGCTACGAGCGCGTCTAGCTCGCTAAGTAGTTCACTCGTCCGCGTGGTGCCAGCGTTGGCGCGGTCCGGCGCGGTATGGGTAGCGGCGGACTTGCCGCCCTTCCCGTCGTCATTTTGGGCGGCGGCGTCCGCTCCGGTCTCGCCGGTAGCGGCTTCGTCTTCCGCTTGGGGTAGGGTCTTCTCCAAGAGGTCCGCTAGGCTCTTGTGGTGGGTCTTCATGTCGCCCATGGCGGCGGCAATACCGTTGGCTGCCTTGGTCAAGATGTCCCGGTTAGACTGCGAGATGGCCGCGCCCGCCTTGACGGCTTCGGGCGCGTCCGGCGCGGCGGCGAGACGAGCGGACGCCTTCGAGCGGATGGCGTGGCCGTGCTTGGCGGCGTAGGCGGCAACGGCGGACATGTAGTAATAGGGACCGAAGCTAGAGCCGTAGTAATCCGCCGCGCGGTCCTGTGCCTCTTCCATGGAGTCCGCGATGTCGCCCCAGCAATCCTGGACTTCCGCCATTTGGACCCACCCGGTTACCGCTTCCGCGAATTGGGAGAGGGACGTGGCAAGCGTGGCGTTATCGCCGTCGCTAGCGGAGCCTTCGATAAGCACGCCGGTAATAGACTCCCGGAGCGCTTCCCACATATCGTCTAGGTCTTCGAGCAGGTCCCATGGGTCGCGGTCCGTGTTATAGACCGTCTGGAAGTCCCGCGCCTTCGCGCGCTTGGCATCCTTGGCCGGGCGGCGGGTCCGCCTCGCCGGCTTCGTCTCGTCTGGCATGGCTTGCGCCTTCCCTTCCGCCGGAGCGTCGCCGGCTAGCATGCTCTGTAGCGCGCTGAGAGCGTCGCCACTGGCCTTTGTCCCGCCCGTCGTGGTGATGACTACCACCGGCTCCCGCGCCGGCGTAGCGGGCTGTAGTCGCGCTAGAAGCTCGTCTAGCGCCTTTAGCTCGTCCGCAAGACGTGCCGCCACCATCTCCGTCTTGAGTGGCGCGTCGTGGAGCAGCTTGTGGAGCCGGTCCCGCCGGTCCGTGATCTTGGCTGCATCAGTCAGGGACTTGACCGCGACGGTAGGCGTCTGGCTATTCATGCCCCATGTCACGGCGGAGCCTTCGTAGAGCTTCACTTCTTGGAGGAGGCGGGCCATACTGGCGCGGTCAAAGGTGCTCTTAACCGTCTCGTAGCCGATGGAGTGCTCGGTCACTACGTCGGCTTCGTAGAGCAAGAGCACATCTTGGCCTAGCGTCGTCTGGACGATTTGCGCCGTAGCGAGAAGCCCGATATCGTCCTGGACAAGCTGGCTGGGCACGCCTAGAAGCTGGCTAGAATCGTGCTGCCAAAGATACTTGATACGCGGCTGCTTCGAGCCGGGCCCCCACTCCGCAATAGACTTGGTGAAGGCGCCCGGTACCACAATGTCGCCGCCGTCGTCTTCATTGCCAAAGGCGCTCCAATACATTTGGATAATGCCTTGCTTGGCGTCCAAGTCTTTGACGCGGTAGCCCGTGGACTTATAGAGCATGTCCGGCCCCCTCTATGTATGGCCCTATGCGTAGGCGGGTAGGACCATAAAGGTCCCTTCGCTATCCGCGATAAGCGCGCCGGTCCCGCTCCACCGCCAGACGTAGGCGCCGGCTTGCGTCGTGCTCGTGTAGTCCGCGTGGTAGGTCCCGGTAGAATCTTTGACGGCGGTTGGCGTGTCCACGGTCCCGTCTGGCCGGCGGACGGTAAGCGTAACCGTCGTGGGGTCCGTGAGCGCCCCGGCGGTATTCTTAAAGGTGTTAGATAGGACCACGCCCTGGCCGTTCGGGTAAATGTTCACGTGCCCACACTCCCCACGGCGACGCCTAGCGCCGCGTCCGTCGCGCTCGAAGTCCCTAGCGCCCTATCCGCACTCGAAGCACTCCCTAGCGCCGCATCCGTGCCGCTTGCGTGCCCAATAGTGGACGCGCCGGCCACCTGAGCGGTCCCTAGGAGTCCGCCCACGGCTCCGCCCACGGTGGCGCTACCAGGCTTAATGACCGTGGCCGTGGCGAGCATGCCGCCCACGGCGCCACCCATCGTGGCGGACGCCTGCCCCTGGACGGCGCCCGTTCCCAGTAGCCCGCCCACGGCGCCGCCAGTGACCACGGCGCCCGAAGGCTTAACGCTCGTCCCGGTCCCGCGCAAGCCGCCCACGGCGCCGCCAAGGTCCGTCGCGCCCGAAGGCTTAATTGCCGTGGCCGTGCCCAGCATGCCGCCCGAATCCGCGCCCATGGCGGCGGCGGCGGACGATTTAATGGCCGTGGCCGTGCCGCGAAGACCGCCCACGGCTCCGCCCGTCGTGGTAGCGCCAGACGACTTAATGGCCGTCCCGGTCCCTAGAAGCCCGCCCGCCGCCGCGCCCGTGTTCACGGCGCCGGACGAGACGAGCAGGTTATCAGCCGTGAAGCTGTCTACGTTCTCCGTGTTCGTGCTCTGTGTGAGCACGTAGAGCCCGGCTTTACCCGTCTGGCTAGAGACCGTTGTGGAGCTTGCGAAGCTCGCCGGCTCGCTCGTCCCATCCTGCCAAACCTTGACCTTGGCGGTGGTCCCCACCACGCGGAAGCGGAGCCAATAGGCGACGGAGACCGTGGGGGTCAGCGCGATAGAGGCGCTAATGTCCGTGGTCACAGTGCCCGTGCCCGGCTGGTCTAGCATCTGCCAGACGCCGGCGCCGTTGTAGCGCATCAGCAGGAAGTGTGTACTATCCGTGCTCCGCGCGAACATGCCAATACGGTCACTGGTATTGGTGAGAATAAATCTCACCTTTACATCCCAATCGCCGCTCGTGGCGGAGCCGAGCGCCACGCGCCACGGCGTCCCGTTGGCGCCGTTGGTATGGCGCCCTTCGCCGGACGCCACGCCTAGCGTCCCGGTCCCGCCGGCGAAGCCAGAGATGAGCGCCCACGTATTGCCGTCTGAGGCGGTGCCCCACCCGGACGCGCTCGCCGTATCCGCGATTGTCCGCCCGGCGAAGGTGTCAGCCGCTACGACCGTCATGGCTAGCCGCCTCTCTGTAGCGCTAGCTAGCCATGGCTAGGCTTGTACAATCGCGTCCGTCGCTGGGACCTGGAAGGTGTTACCGTTCAGCACGGATTGGGACGCCGTGAGGTCGCCATATTCGAGCAGGTTGCCCAGCGTCGCCGCGTCCAAGAGCGCCATGCCCACGATGGTCCCCCAATCCGCCGTGGCGGTCGGGAAGTTGATTACCCCGCTTTGGGCGATTTGGCGGAGCAGGGAGAGCCCGGAGCCGCTCGAAGAGAGCGCGCCCCATCCACCGCTTGCGATGGCCTGGCGCGCGTAGCTCCCGCCGGTCACTTCCACGCCGCCCGTCCCGTCGCGCGCCGTGGGCGCCGTCGTGTAGAGTGCAAGATAGACGTTGGCCGGCGCCGCCGGAAACGCGCTGCCCTTAAACCAGTTCAGCAGCGCGTCCGCGAGATACTGACTCGTAAACTTGGCCATGCGTGGCTCCCTTCGCGGCTACTCATAGCCGAGCGTCTCCGCGTCGTTGTTGTCATAGACTCGTCCGGGGTTCGTCGCCGCCCCGTCCCACGTGAAGCTCCAATACAGGTAGCAACGGCAGTTGCATACCTCTTCGGGTGAGCCGTCCGGGTCGCACGGGAAGCGCAATTGGTCCGCGCCTACCGTGAAGGTATCGGTTGTGCCCGCCTCTTGGCCGTCCGCCTCTTGGTGCGTGGCGCGGGTCCGCGCGTCGCCTAGCGCTGTCCATGTGCGCGTGGCTTCGAGCGTGGCCACGCTCGCAGAGAGACCTAGCGCGGCGTCCATCTCGCCGTAGTGCCACCCGGCGGTAGCCGCGTCGCCGGCAATATCCGAAGCGCGACATGCGCTTGGGTCTCCGTCGTCCTGGCTTCCCGTCCACGTGTCATAGGCGGAGCCAATCGCGGCGAGAACGACGGCGATAGCCGCGTCTTTGGCGAGCCCGTCAATAATCGAGCCGATGCGGTCCGCGTTCGTCGCGCTAATGCCGTCCGCTACCGTGTCGCTCCACTGGCCTAGCTCATCGTCCGGCGCGTCTGGCGCGTAGCCGTCCGCGCCCGGCACGCCGGCGTCGCTCGCCGCGCCTACGAGCGACGCCGCGCCCTGCTTGGCCGCGTCTTCGTGGACCGTGGCCACGGCGTCGCGCCACTTGCCCCGCGCGCTCTTGACCGCGTGGACCGCCGCCGCGCGTGAACCGTGCTCGCTCTTGGCTTCGAGCGCCGCTAGGACGGCCTTGCGCTCCGCCTCGAAGGCGGCGGCAATCGTGGCCGTATGCGTCGCGGCGAGCTTGTCCCGGTCTTCGTGCAAGGCGGGAAGCTTTACGGATTGCCCGCCGCCCGCCTTACGTCTTTTGGGCGCATGCGGCTCTTCTTGGGCGCTAGCTGTGAGAGCCGCGCGCCAGACGACGGCGCGGGCGCGTCCAGATTGTCTAGCGGGTCCGCGCTCGCAGGCGGCTTAGGCGGCGTGTCGCCGCCGTCCGGCTTGGGCGGATTCTCTCCACCCGGAGCCGGCGGCGGCGCGTTGGGGTCCGTCGGGTCCACGGGCTGGTCCCCTTGGATATTGGGCTGGGACTTCGTGGTGCCCTCTATCACGTCTTCGAGCGTGGCGAAGGTGGACAGGACCAGGATACGACTACCCGGCTTGGTCTCGTCCGGCGCATAGGGCTCATAGCCCGTCGCTTCGCGTTTCTCGTCCACCGTGAGATGGTTGGACTTGTTCACGCGGTCCCAAACCGCCGTGCGGTCTTCCGCCAAGGCTTCGATATCGTTACGGTCATAGGAGAGGATGATAGGCGCCCCGTCGTACATGGCCGGAAGCCAGCCATTGAGGTCCCCCATGATGCGGTCAAACAAGGGCAGCGCCGTCTCTGTATAGAGGCTGGCGCGGGCTTCTTTGAAGTTGCTGTACGTCTTATTGGCCGCGTCGCCAAGAAGCTCCGAAGGGACCCCCATGGCGATAGCAATGTCCCGGCCCTTCTCTTTGCTCAGGTTGCCCCACTCCATGTCCGCCGGCGCCAGCCCGCTCGCCTTGAAGTCCAAGCCCTGCTCCAAGAGTCCCGGAAGTCCCGCCATGCGGGCGCCGGTGTAACGGTCCAAGAGCATGGAGAGCATGCGGTTATATTGCGTGTCGCCTAGCTTCTGCTCCGTCACAAAGAAGCCCGGCGGGCGCCCGCTATTCTGCAAGAGTGCCAGGTTGTAATCGTCGCCGGCGTTGCGGATGTCTACGGCGCGGCTCGCCACGGCGATAGGCGAGAGCCCATACCAATCGTCTAGCGCGCTAAAGGTCTTGGTATGGAGCACGTCCGGCTTATCAAGTGGGAGCTTGGTGGACCCGATGGCATACTCGAAGCCAGCCACGCGCCCGTCCGCTCCCGGAGTGACGCGCATGCGGTCCGGTCGGAGCACGTCCAATTGCAGCGGCGGCGCATTCTTGCGCGCCGGGCGAAGCGCTTGGATGTAGCTATTACCCGCAATCAAGAGGAAGGCCACATACCGCTCCATGAAGGCGGGTCCGGCCATGTCGTCATTGGGCTTGGCCAAGAGGTCTAGCAGTGGGTGGGTATCTACCTCCGCGCCCTTGCCACTCGTCCCCTTGCGCTTGTATGCGCGAATGGGGATACCGGCAATGGCGGCGGCGAGAATGTTGATGGCGCGGAAGACGATTACATTACCTTCGTAGCCTTCCTTCGCCAGACTGTCAAACTTGCGCGGCGTCCGCACGGGTCCGTCAAGGTGCATAGCCCTCACGATGACTTGACCCGCCGGGCTAGGCAGATTCGAGCCGGCCATGGCCTTAAGCAGTGGCCCGTAGCGCGCTTGGGCATAGGCACGGACGAGCGCCGGCGGGACCCAATCCATAATGGCCATGCTGGCGCCCTTCCTAGGTCCACGTCTTGGACCGGGCTTACTCTATGCGCGGCAAGAGGTCTAGAATGGAGCGGCGCGGCTCGTCAAAGAAGCGGATGCTAGGCGGCGCATTATCGCGGACCCATGCGAAGCCGCCGCTAGCGGAGTCCACTTGGTCGTCATGGACGCGCGGGTTAGGGAAGGCTTCTAGCTCGCCTAGCCAGTCGTGGAGCCACGAAGCGCGCACTACCCGGATATTACCGGCTTCCGCTTGGCTGGCGAAGGGCTTAGCTCGCTCTAGCTTCGAGCCGGTGGGCTTCACCACGTCCACTACCCACCCGTCCAAGAGCGCATAGTAGCCGGCCACTTCCGCGACGCCAGACGCGCCGGGCTCTTGCTCCAAGACGACGGCCACGGACTTCCCGTCTTGCTCCGCCGTCCGCCGTATGGCGCGCTCTACTTCGTGCGGCGTGTCTCGAAGCCTCACCACGTCCGCGATGCAGTACCAATGCTCGTCCCGGTTCAGCCCTACGAGCGTGCCCACGGTATAGTCCGGGTCTTTGTTGGACTCGCTTGGCTTGGTGGCCGCGCGGTCCCAATAGCGGACCCATTCGAGCCCTTCGGGCCGGTGCTCCACGATGGGGAACCAGCGGCGCTTAAAGGTGTTACCTTCCGCGCGGATGCTCCACGCGAGAGGTCCACCCAAGAGCCGCTCCCGGTCTACCGGCGGCATGGCGAGCAGGTTGGACAGGTAGTTAGGGTCCGCAAGCAGTAGCGCCGGATTGTCGCTTAAACGCGCCTCTATGAAGGTCACGGACTTGAGATGCTTGCGCGCGGCCTCTGGCGCGTCCGCCTTCGAGCGATACCACTCTATGGCGTCGCCGTTGCGGTGCATCCACAAGACTTGGCCGGAGTCCGCCGTGATGGCGCCCGATTGCAAGTACTGCGGCGAGCGGTCCACCCACGGCGCTAGGAAGCTCTTTACCCACGAGTCCGGGTCTGGGTTAGTGGTCGCTCGAATGCGTGCCTTCGCGCCGTGTGGCGAGCGGTTACGGGAGAGCAGGTAGAAGAATTGGGATTCCGTGAAGTGCGTAAGCTCGTCAAAGCCAATGTAGGGATACTGCCCGCCTTGGTGGCTAAACTTGTCCGTCTCGTGTTGCAAGTGGGTAAAGCGGATGGAGGTCCTATTGGCCGGCCACTCCCACCCTAGCCACGGCGTCTGGCGCGGCTTGCCATTGGCGAGCGGATAGATGGCCGTGGAGGTCTCCCACAAGCCGCCGGCTTGCGTGATCTGCGGCGACGTACGCCGGAAGATAACGGCGCTAAAGCCCTTTACCGGCTTAAGCGCGGCGTCCCTAAGCGCGTCTAGGAGTAGCGCGTAGCTTTTCCCGCCGCCCGCCGCTCCGCCGTATACCACGATATCCGCGCTCGAAGCCAGGAAGCGCGTTTGTGGTCCGGCTTGCGGCGCTATGACCACTTCGCCGGCGTCCGCCTTCACCTTGGGCAGCCTGTAGACGGTTGCGGCCATCGTGTAACCCTATTGGCCGTATGTGGCCCCCACGTGTTACCATGCGTCACGTAGGTAAGCGGGCTGCGAAGGTCCGCAGTACACACAGGGAGGAAACGAACGTGGGACAATCATTTATGGAGCGGGTGAAGCCGTGGGTGTGCGGCGCATGCGGGCAGACGAACATTAGCGCCAACAAGACCGCGTGCCCGAAGTGCCACGAGCCGCGCGCCGGGAGCGCCGCCGCCGTGGCGCAAGACGCCACCGGGCAGACGAGCCGCACGTATGAAGGCGAGCGCGCCTTGGCGGAAGGCATCGCCGCGATGGCGCGTCAAGGCTGGCGCGTGGTCTCGCAGACGAGCTACCAGCCACGTGCCGGGCTTGGCCGCGTGGCTCTGCTTGGCATCGGCGCCGCCGTCATTAAGCCACCGGTCAAGTTTGTGGTGATCTTCGAGCGCGCCTAGGTCGCGCTAGGGCAGTGGGCCGATATGGTCCGCTAGCACGTCCAGGATACGCGAGATGGCGCGTAGGATGGCTTCGAGCGCCAGTGCTTCCACGATAAGCGCCCATACGTGCTTGCCGTGGCGGCGGAGGTCTTCGAGTGTCTCGTAGAACGTCACGCGCGCCACCTTTCCACGCGCCACGCCGCCCACGCCGCGAAGAGCGCGACGATGGCGAGCCCGATGGACCAATAGAGCGTCATGGCCCGCTCCCTCCTATGACCACTTCGCCCGGAGCCGCCTTGACGGTTGGCCACGGGCTTATCCCTTCGGGCGCGTCGAGTGCCCTTGTGCGCTTGGTTGGTCTTCGCTCTTGACTTCGAAGAAGGCGAAGGGGAGCGGCTCCGTATGCTCCACGGCGAGCGTCACGCCGTCTAGCTGGCGCGCGGCTCGTCCGGTAAGCACGTCTGAGCACTCCCACGCGCCGCGTATGCTCGTCCGCTTGTGGTAGGCGAGCCCGGCGCCACATGGACACCGCGCGCCGGCGGCGTAGCGTAGCTCTTCGTCTGCATAGTGGCCGTAGCGGCTCACTACTTCCGCGTGCTCCGCGTCGTCTTTGGCATTGGCGAGCGAGCGCGCGGCGGCGATGGCGTTCTGTGTGAAGCCAAGCACGGACTTTGCCGCCGGCGCGTCTTCGCCGTCTGCAATTAGCCGCCGCGTCCACTGCTCCACAAGCTCCAAGAGCGCGCCGATGTCGCGCGCCCGGTCTCCGGCTCGTAGCATGGTTTACTCTCCCACCGGGTCTACTT